CTACACCGCAATCACGAAGATACCGCAGACCGACGCGGGTATGCACATCTTGGCGCTGCAACTCGAAGCCATTTGCCAGCAGTACGTGACCAACGGACTCGGAGCTCCGGGCGTGTGGAATAGCGGCGGCTTCGGCACCTTGAATCAAGGCGATTTCCTGCCCAAAGGCTTCTACGTCTATCAACCGCCGGTCGCCTCGCAAAGCCAGGCCGACCGTGCTGCGCGCAAGAGTGTTCCTTTCCAGATCGCCTTCAAATTGGCCGGCGCCGTGCATTTTGCCGACTTCGCCATCAACGTCAATCCCTAATCGAGACCACTCATGAGTGTTTATTCGTTTCTAGATTTCACTATGACGATCACGGGGCCCGGAGGATCGGTATCGCTCGGCAACGTGGCGGGCGATGCTAAGGAAGGCGTGACCTTTGAGGCTGTCGAAGACGTCAATAAGATGACCATTGGCGCCGGCGGAGACGCCATGCATAGCCTGATCGCCAGCAAGGGGGGCAAGGCGACGGTACGCCTACAGAAGACATCGCCGACGAACGGCCTGCTGATGGCCATGCTCAGCTTTCAGCGCACCAGTTCTGCCAACTGGGGGCAAAACGTTGTCGCCGCTTCGGATATTGTCCGCGGCGACCAGTATTCATGCCAACAGGTCGCGTTCTCCAAGGTGCCGAGCAACACCTACGCAGCCGAAGCCGGCATGATCGAATGGAATTTTGATATCGGCGTGATGGACCAAGCGCTCGCAGCGGTGTAAGCCATGAACGAACCTATTGAAATCGGCGGCAATTCGTATCGCATCGGACAGATGGATGTGCGCAAGCAATTCCACGTGGCACGTCGGCTGGCGCCGTTGCTGCCCGGCCTTGGGGCAATGAAATCCGCTGATAAAGGCGATTTGCTCGACAGCGTTGGGCCGATCGCAGAAATCCTCTCGAAGATGAGCGACGAGGACGTTAACTACATCATCGACGCCTGCCTGGCGGTGTGTGCGCGCTCACAAGGCGCATCGGCACCGGCTCGCGTGGTCAACAATGCCGGTCAACTCATGTTCCAAGACATCACGATGCCGCAAATGATTCAGCTTGCTGTTGCCGTGATCCAGGGGAATATGAGTGGTTTTTTTCCCGGCGCCGCCTAGATTTCGGCGGCGATCGTATAGGTTCGCGTGTCGCACTAGTTTCGATGCCGGACGGCGAGGATTGGTTGTGGCGACCTCTCGATAACGGGATGTGCAAGTACGAATCCATGATGGACGGCACGCTGGGTCTTGAGGATATCGCGATCATGAACGACATCCTCAGCGTGCGCTTTGAGAATCAGACGAGGCTTCAGGAAGCCGCAGACCGAGACCGACAATGAACGAAGAGGTATTGCGCGAGTTCCTCGTCAAGCTAGGCTTCAAAGTTGATGAAGTCGGCATGAAGAAGTTCGTCACGGCTGTTGAAACTGTCTCCAAGGGCGTGCAGTTGGCCGGCGTAGCTGTGGCCGCTACCGCGACTGGCATCGTGGCTGGCGTGGCTGTTATCTCGTCGCAGATGGAAAAGCTGTATTACGCCTCGCAGCGAACCAATGAAGCAGCCGGTAACATCATGGGATTGCGTTATGCGGCCGCGCAGATCGGGCTAACCGCCGACCAAGCGCAATCTTCGCTAGAGGGCTTCGCGCGCACACTGCGCCTGAGTCCCGGTACGAACAATCTGCTGTCTTCGCTAGGCGTGACCGGCGATGGGCCCGCAGCCAAGTTCGATAGCTTCATCGCGAAAATGAAGGAGCAAAAGCCATACGTGGCTGCCGCCTATGCCGGCCTGTTCGGAATCGATCCCGACACATTGCTAATGCTCGAGCAAGGCCAGGATAAGCGCCTTGACCTTGAGCGCCAGTATCAGAAAAAGCTCGCCGATTTCCATATCAACCCGGCCCAAGCCGCGGAATCTGGCAAAGATTTCAATAACTCGATTCGTAACCTCACGAATGATTTCGAGTTGCTGTGGGTGGTCATCGAGTCGAAGCTGAATCCGGTCATTGTCCCGCTGATAGACCAATTCGAGCGGTGGGAAGAAGGGCATGCCGATCAGGTAGCCAGCGCGATCGCGAGCGCAGTTCAAGAGTTAGCGCACTGGATTTCCACGATTGATTGGGAAAAGACGGGCAAAGAGGTCGACGGCTTTTTTGATGATATCGTGGCTGCAACGAAAGCTGTCAGCGATCTCATTGGTCAGCTTACGACGCTATCCAATTTGAAGATCACCATTGGCAGCAGTTCAAACGATTGGTCCGAAATCAAGAACATACTCAGCTTTATCGTGAATGCCGGGAAGGCAATAACTGCAGCGCTGAACGGCGATTACAAGGGCGCGGATGGGTTCGCCGAACAGGCGCTCAACGGACTCAATTCACTCATCGATACAGAGGTTGGCGTGCATCGCGTGAACGGCGCGCCAGTGAACAACGACGCTGGCGATTTTTCGGATTTCGGGAAGATATTAGAGGAGCCATCCGGAGACGGTGATTTTTCTGACTTTGGGAAGATCAGCGAAGAGCCGGCGACCGGACGTTCTTCTGCGGGATCTTCACGCACGCCGCGCGGCATCCGCAATAACAATCCGGGCAACATCACGGCAGGGTCATTCGCCAACCAACACGGCGCCACCGGCAGCGATGGCGACTTCGCCACGTTTGCGTCTATGCAGGACGGCATACGGGCCGCGATAGCTCTGCTGCAGAGTTATGCGGCGCGCGGCATTGACACCGTGCGAACCATTATCTCTAGGTGGGCGCCAGGCAGCGAAAACGATACTGCGGCCTATATCGCCGATGTCGCCAAGAAGCTTGGCGTCTCTGCCGACCAGCATCTGTCTGGAGATCAGCTTGGCGGTGTGGCGCAAGCCATATTTGGCCATGAGAACGGCGCGCAGTACGGAAAGATTGGCGTCGGCGCTCCCGTCGGCGGAACATCTGTGAACGTCACCCAGAAGACCGACATTCACGTCAGTGGAACGTCCGATCCGCACGGCACTGCGCGCTCGGTGGCGAGTGAGCAGCGACGGGTCAACGGCGACTTGGTGCGTAATTTTGTTGGAGCTGTAGCGTGAGCGATGTTTTCGGAGTAGCGAGCGCGGCCGCGGGTTTTGCCCTGCAGTTGGCCATGATCAAGCCCGTGCGCAGCTTCGTCGGCTCCGATGGATCGAGCATCATCGCCCAGGTGACGGTTGAGGAAGTGCACGAGGATGATACGGAAATCACCGATCATCCTGTTGAGCAAGGCGCGGCGATTTCTGACCATGCCTTCGTTATGCCATCGGGGTTGGTGGTTACTGCTGGCTTTTCGAATAGCCCGAGCATCACCGGTCCATTGAATCAACTCCTTGGGGCGGCAGCCAATGCTAGCCCAGCCGTGCAGGCGGTGGTGGGCGCTGCAGAGTTTGCCGGCGGTGTCATAAACCTTCTGAGTCCCAGCCAAAGCTCGATCAATCAAACGTATCAAGGCTTGCTGGTCGAGCGCGCCAACAGGACGCTTTTTACGGTATCGACGGCGCGTCGAATTTACCAGAACATGCTCATCAAGGGCTTGGTACTGACGACCGACCAGAAGACGGAAAATTCGATGCTGATCCGCATCACGTTCCGTCAGATCCTGATGGCGACGACGCAGACCGTGACCGTTCCCGATTCATCGGTTATGGCGAATCCTGAGCAGAATGGCGCAACGCAGAATATGGGAACCACGTATCCAGTACCAGCGCCGAATATCAACGTGACGGCGCTCCCATGAGTACGAATTACGAGATACCCCTGTCGCCGCAGGCACAGAACTTCACCATCACGCTCGTTGGCGTGGCTTACCAGTTCACCTTGACGTGGAATGTCATTAACGCAACGTGGATGGTCAATATTGCGGATTCGAGCGGCAACCCTATTGTTTCAAGCATCCCGCTGGTGACCGGCGTGGATTTGCTCGAGCAATATGGATATTTGGACTTTGGCTTTCAGTTGATCGTGCAGACCGACAACGCGCCCGATGTGGTGCCGACCTACGCCAATCTCGGCACGACCGGGCACCTTTACGCGATCGTCCCTTAGGCCTTGCGGAAAGATTCAGGCTTGAAATTTGGGCACCAAGAGCAGCCTAGATCGACAGCTAGTGCCTGAATTTGATTGCGCATGGTGGATGGATGCGCAGCGTTTAGATCGAGCCGCGCCTGCCGCTTGATCATGTAGTTACACGGAAATAGATAAGCGCCTGATCCAATGCGCGGCTCAGAAATGATGCGGTGGCAGTGCGCAGTGCGATCGTCGCAAGCCAGCGACTGCACATAGCACTTCAGCGACTCGTACAGGTAGTGCGTGTCAACGATCGGCAGTCCCTTCGCGAAGAACATCGCCGCGGTGATCGTGCTCGAGTAATTGACGACAGATAGCGCGCGTGTGATCTGGTCGGCTGATTTGCCGAATGTCGCGCAGTGGTACAGCAGGCCATCGGCGTCCGATTCCGCATAACCGTCGGCTCGCTTGCAGATAGCCACGACAGCCTGATAAGCGTTTGCCTTGCTCTTCGGAAACATCACACCCAAAACATGGTCGCTCGACGCTAAGTCGAGAAAGTTGGTTCTGAGCATCAGTTCGGCTGACGTGGACATTTGAGGCGGTATGGCAAATCAGTTCGGAAGAAAGGCGACGCTGGTTGTCAGCGCCGGGACTGCCGCCGGCTCGCCAGGGCTGGATTTGTCGCAAATGCGGTTCAAATTCCAGACTCGGAACGCCGACGAGCAAGCTCCAAATACATTATACGTCCGGATCTACAACCTATCGGCAGCGACTGAAAAGGCCGTGCAGCGTAAGGAATTCACCAGCATAACGCTACAGGCCGGGTACGAGGCCGGGAATTTCGGGATTGTTTTCCAAGGCACGATCAAGCAGTTCGCCACGGGACGCGAGAACAACATCAATTCGTACCTAGACATTTGGGCTGCCGACGGCGACGAATGGTACAACTTTTCGGTCATCAATCTCTCGCTCAAGGCTGGACAAACTCCCGAGCAGGTTATCAATGCGATTCAGGGCGCCGCATCGGTCAATGGCGTAGCCCCGCTGCCATTTGCCAGCGATGCATCGGGACTGATAGCTGGAGCTGGCGCAGGGACCGCACAGGCGCTCTCGCGTGGCAAGGTGCTGTGGGGCATGTCCCGCGACTACGCGCGCGACTGGGCGCAGAAATACGGGTATCGGTGGTCCGTTCAAAACGGCAAGTTGGTTGTTATCCCTATCACCGGTTACCGCCCGGGCGAGGCTGTCGTGTTGTCCGCGACAACCGGGCTCATTGGCATACCCGAGGCGACAAACGGGGGCGTGCGGGCGCGATGCCTGCTAAATCCGCTTATCGAAATCGGTTGCCTTGTGCAAATCGCTCAGTCCGATATCAACCAGATCACGATGCAGCAGCAGGGCCTGAACTATTCGCCTGCCGTGGCCACGGTGACCACGGCGCAGGGCTTCTACCGCTCGATGGTGGCCGAGCACA